TCTCGTTACCTCAGATTGGGGAGACTTGATTGATAAGGCTGACCAGAGGCGTGTTAAAATCGACATACTGGCTGCATACACTCAAACAGCAGCTTGGGCAGCAGGTAGAAGGTTTGATAAGCATGTTATTAACGCTGCTACCGGGAACGCTCTTGGTGATGAAACTGGTAGCACTACAGTAGCTTTACCTGCAACTCAGAAAGTCGCTGTTACCGTTGGTGGTGGTGGTTCTGATGTAGGTCTTAATATGGATAAACTCTTAAGGGCGAAAGAAATCCTTGACGACAACTATCCTAATGACGCTGAAATGCGTTCTGTTCAGAGAATTATTCTTCTTCATTCCAGGCAGCTTAACCGAGACTTAATGCCTGATGATAAGATCGGTTCTACTGATTACAACACTTTGAAGGCTCTCTCAAGAGGCGAGCTTAAGGAGTATCTTGGTTTCCGGTTTATCTTAACTGACCAGCTTAATACTGATGCTAACTCTGACAGGCAGGTTATCGCTATGAGAGCAAATGGTGTCGGGCTTGGTATCGGTGAAGAGATGGACTTGGAAGTTGCTAAAGACCCTGCGTTCAGATTCTCTACAAGAGTCTTTGTAGAAATGGATATGGGTGCTGGAAGAGTTGAAGAGGAAGCCGTTGTAGAAATTGCCTGTGACGAATCGTAAAAGCTAATTTACTGCTAATTGCTGCTAAATTAGCATTTGGAATCAAATAACATTTTTATCGGGAGGATTTTATGAAATTTAAGCATTTTTTAATGGTGTTTATCGCTCTGTTTTTCATTGCGATTGAATGTCAGGCTGCTACGCTTGATTCCGACTTGATGACAAATCGCAATGCGAGTCCTGTTGTCAATAACAATCCTAATGTGGATGGTGGTACGGTAAGGCGTATTAGGTCTAGTTATACCTTTACAGGTAGCGAGGCTTCTGCTGACGTTATTCAAATGGCGCAAATACCTAAAGGGTCTGTGATCTTACGAGAACAGTCTACTATTAAATGGGGTAATATGGGTGGTACGGTAACTGCTGAAGTCGGTGACGTATTTGACCCGGACAGGTATTGTTCTTCTATTGCGATGGGAGAATCGTCTATCTTCCGGAACCTTGGAACTGATACAAACTTTACCGAGGCTTTAGGTGCTAATGGTACTTATACATCTGTGGCGGTTGGGACGTCTACCTCTGATGATACAGTAGATGTAACGCTTACTACTGTGACTAATGGTGCAACAGGAGCAGTTATGTACATGGAAGTTGTATACGTTTCTAGTGGGTAAACTTCATTGCTCACCCCCTAGTGATGCGTGAAGCGGTGGAGGGGTACTTCTGGTATCCTTCCACTACCTTTTAAACCAAATATAAATTATGCCTATATCAAACAGTAAAATAGCGAGTATGGCACTTATCGAAATCGGTGTAGAGCCGATAGATAATCTCAATGACGAGAATGAACGTGCTAATATAATGGATAAGATTTATGACCAGACGGTTGATGAATTAATCGAGGGTTATCAGTGGAACTTTGCAATGGAAAGACAGTTACTTGTACAGAAAGCAATTACTACTGCACAGGCGTTAGAGTTTACTACTGCGTGGCAATTACCGACAAACCCATATTGTCTAAGAGCAACAGAGATGATTAACTCTGAGGATGATTGGAAGGTAGAAGGCAGGACATTGCTTACTAACCTTTCTGCTGTGACTATTAAATATATAAAGAGAATTACTGACCCGGTACAGTTTACACCGAGTTTTATAGGAGCATTGGTTCCATTACTGGCATCAAAAGCAGTATTACCTCTTAAACAAGATGCTAAAGCTAAGGAGGCTCTGTTTGGACTTCATCTTGAAATGCTTAATAAGGCAAAGGCAAACGATGGACAGGAAGGTACTGCTGAGGATTTCGTTAGTTCGGAACTGACAGATACGAGATTTCAAACTGGTGGGTAAATGAAAATAAGATTATTTATATTATCACTTATCGTCTTAAGTGCAAATATAGCGTCTGGTGATGTTATACAGAAGAGGATTACGTCATTTTCTGCCGGAGAACTAGGACCTAAGATGATGGCAAGGGTAGACTTTGCCAAGTATCAGAACGGCCTTGAGAAGCTGGAAAACTTCATTCTCTTGCCACAGGGAGGTATTCAGTCAAGAGCAGGGCTTAGATATGTAGCAGAGACAAAAGACAGTACTGTTCAGTCAAGATTAATCAGGTTTATCTTCAGTACTTCAGATGCGTATATCTTAGAGTTCGGTAATCAGTACATAAGGTTTTATAAGGGCGGCGGACAGATTCAAAGCGGTGGAGTTCCGGTTGAAGTAGCTACGCCATACCTTACTTCAGACCTTCCTAATCTAAAGTTCGCTCAATCAAATGATGTAATGTACTTGGTTGATGGCAGAAACTCTATCAGGAAACTATCAAGAACAAGTGATACGGCATGGACTTTGGCTACTGTTCCTGGCGACCCACCACCATCATTCCAGAAAGCTATAGATTTAAGCGAAACACTTACTCCGGGTGCTACAACAGGTAATGATGTAACCTTTACAGCAGGTAGCGCGATATTTCTCGCAGCAGATATTGATAAGGAGATATTATCATCTGGTTCGGTTGCGGTTATAAAGACAGTTGGGGCAGGAGCAGGTGGTACAGATACGGTAACTGCTGATATTACGACTGACTTTGCAAGTACAGACCCGATTGCTTCAGGTGATTGGACTCTGTTCGGTAGTCCTGCTGCACAGATAACTCCTGATAAACAGGGTCCGGTAGGTGGTAGTGTAGGGCTTACTCTTGATATTGAAGGGTGGAGGTCTACAGATGTAGGTAAGTTTGTAAAAGTAAGCAATGGATATATAGAGCTTAATAACTTTACATCTACTACTGTAATGAATGGTATTGTAAAGCGAGTGCTTGATAATACTACAGCAGTTGAGGCAGGGCTTTGGACTCTTAATGATAATTCATGGAGTAGTGACAATGGGTTTCCCAGGGCGATTGCGTTTCATGGTCAGGGATTATGGCTTGGTGGAACTACGGCTCAACCGAGAAATATATGGAGGTCATCATTTACTGACTTCGAGGATTTCAGTCCGGGCAATAATGACGATGATTCGATAGATAAGCAGGTAGCTACGAGGGACCCTATATTATGGTTTTCTTCGTTTAGGGATTTGGTTGTAGGTACTCAAGGTGCAGAGCTCTTACTTGGTGCAAGTCCTACTACTCCATTAACGCCTACCAGTGGCGATATAGTGCCTCAGACAGAGGAAGGTAGTAAAGACATACAACCTATTAACGTAAGGGGTGTGACGCTCTTTATAGAACGTGCAGGAAAGAAGCTTAATGAGTTCTTATTCTCATTTAATATAGACAAGTTCGATATTACTGATTTGACAGTACTTGCAGATCATATATCAGGTGATGGCGAGTTTACTGAGATGTCGTATCAAAAAGAGCCTCATTCTATAGTATGGTTCGTAAGAGATGACGGTGAACTTGCAGGTCTTACTTACTTAAGAGAACATCAGATAGTGGGCTGGCACAGGCATACTACTAACGCATCGGGTTTATTTGAAAGTGTAGATACAATACCTATTTCCGGAATAGACCAGACATGGGCGATTGTAAATAGAACAGTAAATGGTTCTACTGTCAGAAATGTAGAGTATTTCGATGAAACAGCACATGGTACTCATTCTTCATGGCTATGGGATAGGCTGACTACTGACAGTTCGGTTGTTTATTCCGGGTCTGAGATAACTGTAATGACCGGGCTTGACCATCTTGAAGGCGAAACAGTAAGGGTATTATCTAATGGTATGATTGACGGTGAGCATGTAGTTACTAATGGACAGATAACACTAAACTTCGCAGGTACAGAGACAGAGGCAGGGTTAGCATATACTCCGGAAGCTACTACGGTAAGACCTGATATAGCAGGCTTGGGTGGAGAGACAATACAGGGCAAAGAAGCAATGTGGTCTAAGCTTACTGTAAGGCTACTTGATACGCTTAATGGAACAATAAACGATAAGTTTCCAATGGAGACAAGGAAATCAGATAC